CCCAAAGGGTATATCAAGTGCCTCCGATTCACCTGTTAATTCTGATGTGAATTCATATTTAAAATCCATATCAGGTGATATACTTTTTACATACTCTCTGAATACTTTACTATCTCTTGCTAATAAATTATTCTTAACAAAATTATTGATAAATCCTCTATCAGTATTACCATCTACTTCAACAATCATATATCTCAAACGAGTTGAAACTTCTTGTGATATATTATTATCGCCTTTTACTAATCTGTTTAAAGCTTGAATTTCTGCGTTAATATCAATCTCATCTTTATGAGTAAGTAATTTAAACTTAATTTTCTTTTTAGCAGTTGGTAATTCAAATTCGTAACGATTTTCTCTATTTAAGATTGAATCATCAACTTCTTTTGTTTGTACTTTTGATAAATCAATTGTTACTTTTTGTGGTTCTAATGTGAATGGGTCTGTCACCTCTACATTATACTCTGCACCGTATCCTAATATACGAGTTGCTAAAAGGATTGCGTTTTTATCACCAACTGATATATCACCGATGTTTACACCTTCAGATACCACAACTGATTCAAATAATTTATCTAATACTACACCTTTTTTAATTAAATTTTGAGATGATAGAATATCCTCCTCTCTTGCTGTCATATATTTAATTTCTATTTGACCAGATGAAAGTGGATTTGATTCTGGATATATTAATCCTTTTGATGGAAGTCCAATAACCTCCGTTGGAAAATCATAATTTGCCATAATAAACCTTTATTTTGTTTATATATAAATATACATTTTAAAAAAAGTTAAAAAAAAAGGTTCTCAATTGAGTACCTTTCTTTATATAGAGTACTTTTATTAGAATTCAAGTATTGCGTAATCGTATGTAAGTGTTAAATCGATTTGTGCCGGGTCATTTGAACTCCAATCCAAATCACTAAAGTTTGCTTGAGAAATAAATGCACCTTTTAAAGTCCATTGCTCAATCTTATCACCTACCGGTCCTAACATATAGATTTGTATATCTTTTTTATACATATCTGCATATCCATCTCTACCTGTCAAAGATTCGTGTGATAAACGTACCCATTCCATTACTGCTTGAGCCCCAGATGGTACGATTGGGTCAAATAATGTTAAATTAACATCTTGCCAATCACCTTTACCTTTCAACTTTCTTTTAACGTTGATATGGTCTAATACTACTGTTTCAAATTGGATTGCTGGTCTATTTGCAACTCTGATTAAATATGATGGAATACCACCTATTTCCAAGATGAAACGATTTTTCATCTTTGGTTCAAAGTTCGTATAGAACATATCGTTAAATTCTAATACTTCTGCCATTTTTTTATTTCTCCTTTATATACTAATAAATATAGTTTTCTCTATTTTTTAAATTACGCTGTAAATGATGCCCCAGTTGGTAAGATGTTGAAGTCAATTACGATGAATTCAGCAGTTTTAGTAGGTTGTAAGTAAATTGAACCTGCTAATATGTTTCTATCAATTACATCTGGTGTATTGTTAGATTCATCCATTACCACTTTGAAAGCATATAGACCTTGTCTTTGTTGAATTGCTTCCAAATAAGGATTTACTGTGTTTAAGAATCTTGAACGAGTTGAAGCAGTATTTTGTTCGAACACTAAATATCTTGATGTTGAAGCAATATACTTTTTAACTTTAATCAATAATCTTCTTACATTGATTCTATCTAATGCAGATGCTTTATCTTGTAAAGTTTTCTGTCCAAATGCCACGATACCCTCACCAGGGAAAGAAGCGATTGGATTTACTTTATTCTCATATAAGTAATCTCTTTCAGAATGTGTTAATCTGTCTAATACTGAAACTGCTCCGACAATACCACCTCTGTTCAAACCTGCTGGTGCAAACCATTCAGCTGCAGTAGCATCATTCGCTGCATAGATTCCTGGCATCAATACTGATGGTGGAACTGCAGTTAATTTATTTGTTCTAGAATCGATTGTTTTAACCCATGGATAGTAAGTACCAACATAGTTAGAATCTACTGCTTGTGCCTGCTCTACTGCTTGGTCTTGTCCTTCTGCAGGTCCTACTACATCACCGATGAAGAATGCATCTTCACGAGATTCTACCATATCAATAATCTTATCAAATACATAAGAGTGGTGATATCTTACAATACCTGGTGCAGATACTAAATTAATATCAAAATCATCAGGATTAGATACTGAATTAATTGCTTTTACATATGCAACTGAACCACTTGCAGTAGATGATGATAAATCAAATCCTTGTGAGTTACCAGAAGAAATATCAGTACCTTTATCAATAGATACCGTTGGTGTTACACCATCAAATCCACCTTGAAAACCAACTACAAATTGTCTTTTAGCAACATCAGTTGAATCAGAACCAGTTAGTTCATAATCTAATTGAGAATCAAATGCAAATGCAGTATTTGTTCCATTTCCTGCTTCGTTTGGAATTGGAGCTAAGAAATGGCCATTATCAATTTTAACAACTGAAGATTCTAAATCGATACCAGAATATCTATATGTAGAAGATGATGTGTTATTATCAGAATTAGTTGTAAATACAACTGCTGGTGTGATTTCATCATTTCCTGCAATTGGAGATAAATATGCTTCATGTCCAAATGGTCCTGCGATGATTGGGAATGAACCTTCTGGTGCAACTTCAACTCTAACTAATTTAGAACGATTTGCATAATCACCATTTTCAAATTGTTTACCATTAGCATCAATTTCTACATTTCTATCACCAATTACCTTTAAGATATAGTTTGGAGATGCAGGGTCTAAATTAACATTGTTATATGTTTCTAATATTGATTTTTTCTTATCAGTATCAGCAAATCCTCTAATTGCTAATGAGAATGTAGCATAATCAGTTGCGTTTGATTCACCTGCTGCTTTTACATTAAAGATTGATACTTTAAATTCTTTATTTGTGTATGTTCCATCACCTAATGTGTGTAAACGGAATAAATTACTTCTTTCACCAGAAATTAGTTGTGATTGAATCCAAGGAGTAGATGCATAAGTAACATCTTGACCTGCAAATGATTGTTCACCTAAATTAATAACAGAAACTTCACACCCATCTGCTGCACTAAAGAAATCAACTGCTGCGTTCTCAAAGAATTGAGATGCATAAACACCTTTCTTACCTCTTGGTGATTCACCAAATACATCTGATAAATCATTACCTGCAGTATGTAAAACTGATGCAGATATTGTAGTATCATATGCAGAATCTGAACCTGCTAATGAAAGATTGAATACTGATGCTGACGGTTGTGCATCTATTGTTGCTTCAATAGAATCACCATTTCCATCAGTTGTCCAATTGTGAGTTGATTTTAAAACACTCACTAATTTAGTTTCTTCTGTTTCTGGATTATAGATAGTGATACCTACTGCATCTTGTTGAGTATAACCACCAACGTGACCAACTCTTACAATTGTTACTGCTCCGGCCTCTCTTAAATAGTTTTGTACGGTATATCCTGTGTAGTAATCTCCATTAGGTACACCGAATATAGATTCGAATTCTGATTGTGTGTTTACAACGGTTGGTACGAATGCAGGTCCTTTAGCGAAAGGGCCAATAACTGCTGCTCCGATTTCTCCAATACCTTGTGATAAGTAAGAAAGGTCATTCTCTCTTGTAAATACACCTGGTGATACAATCTTTTCTGCCATTTTATATTACTCCTGTTAAGTTTCTTTGTTATAATAATACGAATATAAATATCAATATCTTTTTCGAAAGATTATTTTTACTTATATTCGTGTGTGTTTAGTTTTTTGTAATTGGGGTAAAAATACCGGTGTTTGGGTCGTAATCACCATCACCATATTTTTCATTCAAAGATTTGAATATGATTTCTTCCTCATCTACCAATTTGGAATGCGATTCTACTAATTGGGATTCTAAAAGATTCAATTCATCAAGTTTTGCTTTTTTCTCCAATGCAACCTGTCCTAATTGAACGAAAATTTGTGTAAATTGTTCCCTTAATTTATTAATTTGACCAATTTCCTCATCCGTAAACTTAATTTGTTCTGCCATTTTGATATATTTTATTAGTTTGTATTTCTATATATATAAATATATGGATTTTCCCCAAACGTAAAAAA